CAAACGCCGCAAACGTCATTGCGTCGTCTGTACCAAACCATTCATTTTTTGAAGCCCAATCTTCTGCCTTGGGATCTGGGGCAGCTTGCGTGGGAGCCGTAACGTACTGTTGTTGCGCCTCTTGCTGCTGCAAGTACGCCTGCTGTTGGGCAGCCTGCGCTTCACGTTGAGCTTTAGCTTGTGCGTGCTTGTCCGCCGCTATACTCAATTGCGATATGCGCTCTTGAGCGGACATTTGGCGATCTACGTCACCTGTTTCGATAGCGCTTTTTAGCTCTTCTTTTGCCCTAGTTTGCTCAGAAACAACACGACTACCGTATTCTGCCAGATAATTCTGGTCCAGATTTTGGAGTCTTTGCTTTACGTTCGTGTTTTCACTTTGCACCGTTTGCGCGTAGCGAAGTGCTTCTTCTCTTTCGCGCTCCGCTTCTTTGGCACGCTTAGTAAGTTGGTTTATACGTTTTTGAACACTTTGGCTGTACTTTTCATGTTCGTCATCGTCTTCAACCTGCGCAACCTGTTCTTCCGTCGCCCCTGCCTGTGCAGGCGCTTCAATCTCTACTTCTTGCGCTTCCTCATCAAAATCCAAATCCACTTGGCCGTCATCGGCCTCATGGGCAGCTTTTCCTTCACTCATCTGCATGTCCCTCAGTTATGGTGTAAATCATCAGGGTCAAGAATTGTGGCTAGAATTTCATCATCGTTCAGAATTCTAACCTCGCTACCAAACCTAGCAGCGTCTTCATCGTTCAAACGAAACCGTGAGCCAGCATAGCGAGCAAAAATTACCCACTGCTTTTCTTGGCACCACGCCCCGTTTGGAAATCTTTTGCCGTCATATGCATCAGGACCCAGACGAAGCACCAACCCTACGTTTGTTTGGATTGCATCTTCTTCTAGTGTCTTGGTGTTGAGAATAATACCGCCCTTACTACGTGTTCTGCCTTTGAAAGGCAGAAGTAATACGCGCCAGCCAGTAGGCTGGGGTAATCTGTCTATGATTGCGGCGTCTATAAGGGTGGGATCAAGTACGCGCTCCTCTTCGGGAACGTATGCTTTGGAAATATCCAAAGGCTTTGTCGCATCAGTCATCAAATGATTCCTGTCTGTCCAGCATTTCAGAAAGTTCCACAAGCATGTAATCGCAAGAACGAATCTCGCCCATGCACTCTCTGTAATGTTCCATGTCTTTTATCCCGCCTTCCGACAAAACCGCCGTAATTTGGGCCTTGCGATCTAGCAGCGTCTTGCGGACAAACTGCACAATATCGATACCGTCCAATCAAGTATCCTCAATGTCTGACGATATCAGATATTCTCGCTTCTTTATTGCAAGAAATCAAACACCCTATGCACTTGTAAAGCGTGATCCTCTTTCTGCCGCACCCATGCCGCGTTTTTTGCCAGTGGTGACCTTCGCAAACATCGTGTCCGGAGTCGGCTCTTCGATGGTTTGTGCGTAGGGAATACTGCCTTGTCCTTGGATTTCGGCTTTGCCTACAGGCTTAGGCGGCTCTTTGATTGGGCCGCCCATAATTTTTACTCTGCTCATACATCACCTCGTTGTTGTTTCAATAGTTCACGCTGCATACCTGCATCAATACGGGCAGCCGTCTGCGTTTCTTGGCTTTGTAAGCGTTGTTGGAACTGAGCCTCACGCTGCGCTAGCTTTTGGCGTTCTAGCTCCAGTTCTTGCTGTTCCATCGCCATGTCGTTCTGTTCTTGCTGCGATTTAAGCTGCAATTCCTGTTGTTTTAATTGGATCAAAGGATCAGGTCCTTGCGGCTGGCCAGCTTGCTGTATTTGTTTGCCTAGTTCTACAAGCTGCTGCGTGCCTTGCGCCACAAACTGAGCCACCATCATCTGGTACGGCTGATTCGTTGCGGGATCGGTCAACGTCACGTTCGGATTCTGCTGCATAAACGCTTGTTCTGCTTGCTCCTCCGCTTGTAATTGAACATGGTTGAGCAGGTGTTTTTGTATGGCTAACTGCACATTGGGTATCTGTGAGGCCATACCACCCGTCACAAACAACAAGTGCGATTGCATGTGTGCCGCGTGATCTTGGCCTTTGAACGCCTGTAGACCCGTGTTTTCAAGCGTGTCGATGTTTTCTTGAGCAGGATCTTTCGGTGCAATTTCATCCGGAGTATCCGCACGTAAAATCAAGTCAGAGTTTTTTACCCCCAAGGCGTCATACACTCGGCGGTACACTTCGGGAATGTTATGTATCTCAGGAGCCTGCATCGCCATCTGTAGCTCCGTCTGAGCCAAAGCGATCCGCTGACTTTGAGAAAAAATATTCGGATCAGATACAGGAAGTACGTCTACGCGGTCGTCGAAATCGGTGGCTTTGACCGTGGACTCTGCCCCCGGAACCTCATACGGATAAACCGGGGGTAGACTTTCTTTCATCACTCGCGCAAGGATCTTGAATTCAATCTTCATCGCGTAGTGCAAACGCTTGTGAACGGCGCTCATTACACGAGTGCCCTGCTCAATCATTGCGATAGTCGTGCCGACAGCCGCGTTTGGATTAGCATCACCTACCTTCATATCCGTGATAGTGGCGAAACGCTGCGCAGCGTCCACTACAAAGCCCAGTAGCTGGAAAAGCGTGCCATCTGGACCCTTGAACGGCAGTGGCATCAAACTGTCTCTAATCGTCCCTCCGGGCGCGTCAACGTCCCTAAATTCACCCGGTTGTAGCGGCGAATCATCGTCCCTGATCCGCAGGCCGCGTGCCTTGAAGCCCGCAGGAAGGTTGGAAAGCGTACCCGCATCAATCAATTGACGCAGTGCGGCAGTCGCTGTTCGCGATAAACCACCGATTGTGTGGATCAAACCAAGCCCATAGAAGCCAAATCCGGGCAAAAACTTGTAATGAACGAAGTACTGAATCTTCGTAGTTAACGGATCTTCTTCCTCATAATTACGTCGAACAGCCAATATTTTGCTGTTTTCTTCGCTAATGGTGACGATATAGGGCACTTTTATGCCGGTTTCTTCACCATTTTCGTCTTTGTTTTCGTAGCCCGGCAGGTCTAGATCCGCGTGAAACTCCAGCAAAGTGCAGTCGTAATCGATATTTGAGGCACTTACACCGTCAATATGGTCGATTTCATCCGAAATACTGCTGCTACCTGCTTGTGACGGCAGGACAGGGATGTCGCGGTAGAATCCTGCGATCTGTTGCTTACGCAAATCGTTTAACGACGTGCGCACCACGTGTGTAATACATGGGCACGTTGCCAAATCCGATGTTTCGTAGGGCACAACCAAGTGCTCTGCGGGCACAAACTTGCTCACAGGGCGACCTAACGTGTCGTCAAAGTAGACTTTCTTAAAAGTACTGCCCGCCAAAGGCAGGTTGAACAGCATTTGGTCGAATTCAGGGGTGTACTCTTCCATCACGTTGGTGATGTAGTAATTCATAAAGTTTTTTACACGCATAGCCTGCTCAGACTTAGCGTGCGTGGTTGATCCAAGCACCGTGGTTCGTATAGGCCCGTCAGCAGGCAATAGCTCATTGAACGCCTGCGCTTGAAACTGTACGGCAGCTTCGGCAAGCAAAGGGTGTGTGACCCCTGTAGCGCCCCTAAAAGGCTCTGTACGCTCTTCGTAGTTGAACCCTAGTAGCTCTAGGCCGCTCGAATAAGCCTCCTCCCAATCGTGCCTAGACGCTTTGTTGGCGTCATATTGCTCCATAAGATCGTTGGATATTTCCGCCAGTTCGGAGTCCGACATAAACTCTGCGAGGTTGTCGAAAAAATCGTCTTCACGGTCTTTGTTGCGCAGCGGATCGAAGTCAAAGGTCACGCCCCCGTCTTCGTCTTGGGTAATCTCAACGCCTTCGATGCTCATCGCTGCATCGGTTTCGAGGCCATTAGGTAGCGCCTCTACCTCGACAGCAAGCACGTTCTCCTCGTCGAGGTTCATGCCTTCTCTGTCCATCAACGAGACAGGTGGTCTATCGCCATTTGCCATAATTTTTCCTACCGGTAAATGTCACCAATATCTGGGAGATCTACACCCCCCAGAGGGGGTAAGCCTTGCTCTCTCCGACGCGCGTTAACCTGTCTGAGTTGTTCAACGGTCATACCATATTTCTGCGCTATCGCATCTTCACCCAGTTGACTGAGGTATGCATTTATATCCGTGCCTTGCGCAGCTTCTTGCGCAGCGTAGTAGTCCTCAACAGGGCCGTATTTGGCCTCCCATGCTTCCATTTGCTGGCGGTAACGCTGCCGAGGACCAATGCCTCCACTAGTAGGTTGAGTAGGCGGACGTTCTGGATAAAATCTCGTATTATTGCCGCCGGGGATTGTAGTGCCGGGAGTAGTAGTGCCGGGAGTTGTCGTTTCCGGGTTTTCACCATCGTCCATTACGGGTTCGGGCGGCGTGTAATCTTCCACTGGCCCAAACCTGCGTTCGTAATCTGCTACGGCTTCGGCAAATTCTAAGCGTCCGTAGCTGCCCGTGGAGTATTGATCAGACTGCGGTGGTGGCGGGGCTCGGTCGGGCGCGGTCGGGGGACGAGCAAAATCCAAACTCAAAAAGGGCATGGCAGTCGTTGGTGTAGGCCGGTAAAGCGCCATCTGATATTCACCCTCAACCGCGTCAGCAAAGGGGTCACCCGTGGCCTGAATAGGCACTGCACGAGTCGTTGCATAGCCTTCCGTCTGCGGTGTGATGGCATCCGAAATGTTAAAATCAACGACCGCATCAGACAACATACCCGGCGCTGGTGCAGCCGGGACGGCGTAGGGGTCGGGGGGTTGAGAACTTGTTAAACCACGCTCGAAGTCCTCTACGCTTATGAATCGGTTGGGATCAACATTTTGTGGTGGGCCAAAACTGACCACGGGCATTCCAACACGATCTCTACCCTGCGTAAACACAAAGTTAGAATCGTCCACCTCTTCATCATACCCGTAAAGATCATCAAAATTGCCGGGTGTTGGTCCCGCAGAAAGCGGGGTGGTAAACATAGGTTGCGTGGGCACCGTCACCGCCGTTTGCGCGGGTGGGGTGTATACCGAGGGTGGTAAAGCAGCTTCAGGAGGCAACGCAGGTGCGGTGCTGAACAGCGGATCAGTGGTTATTGGCGTCGGTCCACCAGTAAGCGTAGGCAAAGGAGTCGTCGTTTGCGCCGGGGGCATTTGTTCCGCTACGGGCACTTCAGATGCAACCGGAGAAAAACCTTGTGTGTTCGGCGACATAGTTGGCACCCGCGACAAATCCGACAAAACTTGGCGTTGTACAGAAATCGGAACGTCCGTAAAATCCGGACTACCGCCCTGATTCATCCCAACCGGCATTGTTCCACGTGGAACACCGGCCCCGGCTAGGGGTCCCGAGGTGTTGTACTTGCTGAATAGGTTTGTCAGACCGCTTATGTTTCTTCGTCTCATATTGTTCACCATACCACCGTTTGAAAAGCCCTCAAACGGATTGCGAGCAATTCCGATTTGTCCGGCGTCGTCTGCTTTTGCTGGATTACCTTTTGCCAAACGCTGCCTCGATTTGTCGAAAACAGTAAGAATTTCGTTTTCTTCTGGGATCTTTAGCTTGGTCGTCCCACGCAACATCATAGCCCCGGTCGGATTTAAATCACGTATGGAAATCAACCTCGCGCCGGGGGCACCGGCATCCTTTACGGCGTTAAGAAATGCTTCTTCGTTCATCAGAGCAGATCCCATGGGATGATATTGCTCTAAAAGATCTTCTGAAACTTTGGTCGGTTTGCCGCCATCCACGCGAACAGTAACCAGATCATCGAAATCAACCTCTACCTCAAAATCGGTGCCCTTAAAACCAAAAAAAGTCGTCTCTTTCGGGAAAGCAACAGAAACCACGCCGCCTTCGTCCAGTTCTCCGTAGCTTTTTCCACCGTAGTCGATTTCTGCGAAGCCTCTGGTATCAATACGCATCGGTATTACGTTGCCTAAGTCCCCCAGACCACCTGCCCCGTAAGTCATTGCCTCCGCAGGACTCTCCACCATAAAAAAAGCCGGTTCATCGGTGTTCATATGCACACCACCGTCCTCTATGATTCGATCAGCGGCCCCGCGAGTGCCGTGAAACGCGTATTCGTTTGCTTGGTAAAAATCATTACGAGGCAACAATTGACCCGACGAATCCCTAGTGATAATGCTGTCTGGGAGGTTAGGTTCATTTTCCTCCAAGTCGATTTCGTGCTGTAAACGGACTACTTCACGCCCTGCTCGTTGCCTTTCTGCTTTGAGTCGATCCACGGTGGATTGTGCCAAAGGCTTGTTGGTGCTTTCAAAAAGCTGCGCATTACGGTTGTCATATGTGCTGCGCTGTTGCTGTAGTTTTGCTTTTTTTGTTTCGAGGTCATCGTTACCGGGAGGGTCCATTGAAAAAGACGGCTGCCCTTTACGGCCTTCGGCTAAAGAATAAACAAGCCCGCCTTCAGGCAATACCATTCCTTGGGTGATTTCAGGATCGACGGTTTGCATTTCTAAGGGCGTGACTTTTTCAGGAAATCGTCTCAAATCACCCTGCGGGTGGCGTATATATTGGCCCTCTTCAATGCCTTCAAACCTTCTTTGCACGTTACGTGCTTCGACTTCACCCGGATTACCGGCATACATTTCGTAGGATCGACTGTTTATTTCGTCTACCTGTTTTTTTTCTTTGAGCACGGGCCGTAGCTTTTGAATCTGATCGTCAAAAGCGTCAGCAATTCTTTCCGCGACTTTTTCTGGGTTTTTGACTCCGGCTATTTTCAGTTTTTCAGCCAAATAAATCATTTCTTGGTCAGAACCCGCATATCGAAAAGCCTGTCCTCTATATTCTGTTTCAACGTCTCTAATTTTTTTGCGCGATGCCCCCTGATCTCGCAATCGCTCTTGTTTACGGATAATGTCCTCTTCGAGCATACGCCGCGTCTTCTCTTTAAGTGGGATTTCACCCGCAGCGATTTGCTCCTCCTCTTCTGCACGCGCCCGGAGATAACTGACTGTTCCACGTTTGACAGCCCGCACTTTGGCAGCACCATCGTCAGTTTCTTGGTCTGCGCCAGCTAATCCCTTCTGAGTGCGCGGTGGCAATAGGGGCGAGTCCAATCCAAACATTTTACTAAAAAGCCCCGTTTTTGGTTCTTTGGATGGGGAGTCACCCAGTGTTACCACCAGATTATCCAAACTATCTCCAATCTCCGTGTCATTCTT